AGTCCAAGCCCGTCGGCGGGTTTCTCTCCGTCGGCCTCGGTTTCCGCATCGGAGTCGGCTTCGGCTTCCGCTTCACCGTCCCCGTCGGCCAGCGCGAGCGCGTCAGAATCAGCCAGCGCCAGTGCATCCGAAAGTGCGAGCCATTCGCCGTCGGCAAGCGCATCGGCGTCGGAGTCCGCCAGCCCGAGCGCGAGCCTCAGCCCTTCCGTCTCGGCAAGCGCGTCGGGGTCTGTTTCGGCTTCTGCGAGCCCAAGCGCGTCAGCCTCGGCAAGTGCGTCCGCGAGCCCTTCCGCCTCCGCCAGCGCGAGCGGTTCGGCTTCGGCCTCGGCAAGCCCAAGCGCCAGCCTGTCACCGTCCGCCTCGGCTTCCGCCAGCGCGAGCGCGTCGGCATCGGCGAGCGAATCCGCCTCGCCGTCGCCTTCGGGCGCGGCAACGGTGATGCCCATCATTTCCAGTGCTGGCATCCATAGTACGATATTCGGGAGTCTGATAATCAATGGTTGACGTGAGTGTGGTCATACCAGCGAGGAACGAGCAGTTCCTCACACCGACAATCGAGGACTTGGTCCGCAACAGCAGGGCGGAGACGGAGGTCATCGCCATCTTGGAGGGCTACTGGCCCGACCGCATGGTGGAGCACGAGCGCGTCCACTACGTCCACAATGGGCAACCGCGCGGGATGCGGGGCGCGATCAACCAGGGCGTGGCCTTGGCGAAGGGCCGGTACCTGATGAAGTGCGACGCCCACTGCGCCTTCTCGGAGGGATTCGACGCTACCCTGATGGACGTCATGAAGGACAACTGGGTGAAGGTGCCCCGGCGGTACAGCCTCCAGGTCGAGACGTGGGACACCGACCCGCGCAAGCAGAAGAAGCACATCGACGCCATGTTCCTGTGCTACCCGGACGACCCGAACGATTTCGGCGGGCCGTCGCTGAAGGGCAAGATGTGGTCGGCCCGCAACAACGACCCCGGTCGCGACGCCTTCGAGATCGACGACCTGATGAGCGCCCAGGGCTCCTGCTGGTTCATGGGTCGCGACTACTTCCGCTGGCTGGACCTGATGGACGAGGAGAGCTACGGGCATTTCTCCAACGAGTTCCAGGAGATCGGGCTCAAGGTGTGGCTGTCGGGCGGCGAGGTCAAGCGCGACAAGCGGTGCTGGTATGCGCACCTGCACAAAGGCCGGAAGTATGGGCGCGGCTGGCCGCTAGGCAAGAGCACGCTGGACCAGGGGGCGCAGTTCACAAACCGCTGGATGGACGGCCGCAACTGGCGCAAGCAGGACCGGGACATCCGCTGGATGGTTAATCACTTCTGGCCCGTCCCCACCTGGCCCGAGGAGTCGGTCCGGTTCGTGTTCCACCGCAGGCGCGGGGGCAGCGGCCAGATACGCGGCTTGCAGATGGCCGACCATTTCAAGGCCAGGATCAACCCGCCCGAATGGAACTATGACTTTGACGTCCATGTCTGGGTCAAGCAGGAGCCGGAAGACCTGAGCCTGCCAGGGAAGCACTATCTTGACGTACTGGACGAGCCCCGGCGGGTCGGCTGGCTGCTGAATCACCCGGAATGTGGCGTGATCGCCTCCAGCGAGACGGGGCACGAGTACCTGAAGCGACGGCTGGGCCGGGACGACGTTCACCTGATCCCGCAGCATCATTGCAACTTCGAGCGGGTCCGGCGCGGGCGGTCGGAGCTGAAGGTGGCGGGCGTGGTTGGTGGGCCTGGTGCAATCCAGTGTGACATGGACGAATTGCAGCGGGTCCTGGCGGGCCTGGGCCTGGAGTTCCGCTGGCTGCGGCACTTCAGGAACCCGACGGAGATCGTGGAGTTCTACAGCCAACTGGACGTACAGATTGTATGGCGAAAGCAGGACAGGCCGCTCAAGAATCCGCTCAAGATTGTCAACGCATTGAGCTTCGGCATCCCGACGGTGGGCCATCCCGAGACGGCCTACCGCGAGGTGGAGGGCTATTACTGGCCTGTTACGGACATGCGGGAGTTGGCCGCGGCCATCGAGGAATTGAAACGGGGCTTTGACGCTGACCGGCTGGCCGCCAAGGGCGAGGAGTACCACATCGACAACGTCGCGCCGATGTACGGGGGGCTACTGTGAGAACTCTACTCGACCGCTGGTACGACCAGAGCCAGCAGATCAGCCCGGTGCGCATCAGGGGCCTGGACCGCAAGCGCCTGATGATGCACTTCGGCGAGCACGGCCTGACCAGGGGCGCGGAGATCGGCGTGGACCGGGGACGGTTCAGCGAGTACATGTTCAAGGTGATCCCGGACCTGGAGCTGCTGTGCGTGGACCCGTGGCGCTGGAAGCTGCGCGGCGAGAGCCGCTACCGGTCCACCGTGGCGCGGCTGACCAGGTTCGGCGAGCGGGCGACCGTCGTCCGCCTGGACAGCTTCGACGCTGTCCGCGACGTGCCGGACGGGTCGCTGGACTTCGTTTACATAGACGGCGACCACACGTTCGATTACGTTATGACCGACGTCATCTGGTGGTCCAGGAAGGTGAGGTACGGGGGCATCGTTTCAGGCCACGACTATTACAGGTTCAGGCGTGGCGGTGTGGTGCCAGCCGTGGATGCCTACACCCAGCAACACGGCATCACGCGCTGGTTCCTGACGGATGAGCGTACGCCGTCGTGGTTCTGGATGCGCGAGCCGTCGTTCGTGGACCCGCTGGAGGAGCAGGACTAATGACGGTTGACCTGAGCGTCCTCATCCCGGCAAGGAACGAGATGTTCCTGAACCAGACAATCAACAGCGTCCTGGAGAACCGCCGGGGCATGACCGAGATCATCGTTGTGCTCGACGGCTCATGGCCCGTGGAGCCGGTACCCGACCACGAGCGGGTGACGCTGGTTTATCATCCCGAGCCTGTCGGCCAGCGAGCAGCGACCAACGACGCGGCGAGAATCGCACGCGGCCAATACGTGATGAAGCTGGATGCTCATTGCGCCGTCGGACCCGGCTTCGATGTCATCATGCTGGAGGATATGCAGGACGACTGGACGATGGTGCCCATGATGTACAACCTGCACGCCTTCGACTGGGTGTGCCAGGCATGCGGACACCGTCGCTATCAGGGACCGACGCCGGAGAAGTGCGAGAAGTGCGGCGGTGGGCCATTGGAGCGAGACGTACTGTGGCAACCCAAACCGTCGCCATGTACGACAGCGATGAGGTTCGACCGCGACCTGAAATTCCAATACTGGAGCGGGTACAAAAAGCAGCAAGGCGGGCAGGACCTGCGCGAGACCATGAGCCTGCTCGGTGCGTGCTGGATGCTGAGCCGGGAGCGGTATTGGGAACTGGACATCTGCGATGAGGGACATGGTGGCTGGGGGCAGCAGGGTACAGAGGTTGCCTGCAAGACGTGGCTTTCAGGCGGCAAGCTCATCTGCACGACCAAGACGTGGTTCTCGCACATGTTCAGGACGCAGGGCGGCGATTTCGGGTTCCCGTACCCTATCAGCGGCGGTGACACACGCCGGGCGCGGGATTATTCTCGAAACCTTTGGCGGGCCGACGATCCGGCCCAGATGCCAGATTGGGACAAGGCCATTCACCCGCTGTCGTGGCTCATAGAGAAGTTCACGCCGGTGCCCGACTGGGAGGGATGGGAAACAGGTAGAGAGTCGACAGATATACCAAACGAAGAACCGGAAGAAGCGCCTAGCGAGGGGGAGGTTACCATAATAGAACAACGGCCTGAACCGGAAAGGCAGCAGCCAGCCAAGGGCATCGTTTACTACACTGACAACCGGCTTGACCCGTTAATTATGCGTGCTTGTCAGAATCAGCTATTGAAGGCCGGGTTGCCCATCGTGTCGGTCAGCCTGGAGCCGCTGGACGACTTCGGCCAGAACATCGTCCTGGATGCCGAGCGGGGGCCGCTGACCATGTTCCGGCAGATCCTGGCCGGGCTGGAGGCGATTGACGCCGACGTGGTGTTCTTCGCAGAGCATGATGTGATCTACCATCCGGGCCATTTCGAGTTCACACCAGAGCGCCGCGACCTGTTCTACTACAACCAAAACGTGTGGAAGATAGATGCCAAAACTGGCAAGTCCCTGTTCCATTACAGCAACCACACCAGCCAGCTGTGCGCCTGGCGCGACTTGCTGCTAGGGCACTACCGCAAGCGGGTGGCGATGGTCGAGGAGCATGGATTCAGCCGCAGGATGGGTTATGAGCCGGGCACGCACGGGCGGGCGGAGCGGGTAGACGATTACAAGTGCGACACATGGATGAGCGAGCGTCCGAACCTGGACATCAGGCACGACCGGAACCTGACGCAAACGCGGTGGGACAAGAGCCAGTTCCGCAACCAGCGGTACACAAAGGGCTGGACGGTCGCCGATGAGGTGCCAGGCTGGGGCCGGACGGCGGGACGTATGGAGGAGCTATTCGATGGGCTGTCAAAGTGACGTAGTATTGGGCGACAATCTGATCTTCTCCGTCTGTACGCATGACCCGGACACCGGCGTCCTGACCGACGCCGACAGCGTGCCGACCTACCGCATCTACGAGAGCGAGACGGGTACGCCAATCCTGACCGGGAGCATGGCGAAGCTGGACGACGCGGGCACTACCGGGTTCTACACCGAGTCCGTGGCCTGCACCGCCGCCAACGGGTTCGAGGACACGAAGTCCTACACCATCTACGTCCAGGCGACGGTGGACGGCGACACGGGCGGGATCTGCTACGGGTTCCGCTGCTACAACGTCTGGACGGAGGGCACGAGGACGTTGACGCAGTCGGCGGCCTCGGTCATCAGCGCGGTGACGGGCAGCACGGTGACGCAGTACCGGGCCACCTCCTGGTCGTTCAGCCTCACCGGTATGGGCAGCGTGGCGGACCGGGCGAAGTTGTACTTCACCATAAAGCTGCACAGCACCGACGCCGACAGCGCCGCGCTGGTTCAGATCGAGGAGACCGCCGGGCTGCTGTACCTGAACGGAAGCGCGGCGACCGTCGCGGGGAACGGCACCCTGACGGTGGACGACGCGGCGGCGGGCGATGTCACCATCACCCTCGCCGACGACGAGGCGGCCAATCTGGAGACGGGGGACGCGCTGCGCTACGACGTGAAGAAGATCACGGCCACCGGCAGCCAGCTCATGACCATCGGGCGGTTCAACGTCGCCGACCTGACGACCGAGAGCATCACGTAGGAGGTAGACATGGCATACGCGACCGTCGCGGAGTTCCGCGCGGAAATGAACAAGACCGACACCGGGGACGACGTCACGCTGGCGCGGCTGCTGGACGCGGCGACGGTGAACATCGACCGCTACTGCAACCGGCCCGACGGGTTCGTCGCCGACACCAAGGCGACGGCCAGGACGTACCCCGGCAACAACAAGTCGTGGCTCCGCATCGACGAGTGCGTCAGCGTGACCGGGGTGCGGGTCAAGCCGTCGTCCACTTCGAGCTACGAGAGCTGGGCCAGCACGGACTACCTGACCTGCACGGGCGACGAACGGTTCCCGGACTACAACCGCACGCCGATCACGGCCCTGCGCGTCGATCCCAACGGCGACTACAGCATCTTTTACCGGGACACGACCTACCCTACCGTCGAGGTGACGGCCAAGTGGGGGTACTCCATCCTTGTGCCACCGGACATCAAGACGGCGTGCATCATGCAGGCGGCGCGCTGGTACAAGCGATTGCAGGGTGCGATGAGCGACACGCTGACCACCGTGGAGATGGGGACGATGCTGTACACCCAAACGCTCGACCCGGACATCCAGAGGTTGCTCCGCGACGGCAGGTACGTGAGGCCGCAACTGTGATAGAGCTCGACGTCAACGAGTCGGCGGTCACGGACATCAAGGCGGCGCAGAAGGACATCGAGCGCAAGCTGAAGGAGATGACCGGCGGGCCGATGGTCCAGACCATGCGGAACGCGACGATGATGATCACGCGCTCGGCGAAAATCTACGCGCCGGTGGACACGGGCCGCCTGCGGGCATCCATCACGCAGTCGGTCGAGTCCACGGAGGACGTCGTCAAGGGCGTGGTGGGATCGAACGTGAAGTATGCGCCCTACGTCGAGACGGGCACCCGCCCGCACTGGCCGCCAGTTTCAGCCCTGGAAACCTGGGCGCGATCGCACGGGACCAGCGCGTTCCTGGTGGCCCGCGCCATCGCCCAGCGCGGGACGAAGGCGCACAAGTACCTGCAAAGGGCCTACGAGGATAACCTGGGTCGCATCATGTCCATGTTCGACCGGGCCATCAAGAAGATCACGGAGAGTTGACGTATGGCAATCACGTTGGCGCAAATCTGCGACGCGATAGAAAGCACGCTGGACGACGCGACGACCGTCGTCCGCTCCGAGTCCTACGACGAGCTGAGCGACGGCGTGCAGGACACGCCGCTCCTCCAGGTGTACCCGGAAAATGGCTTGCAGTCAGCGGGCGGGGCGACCGACCGGCACACGTTCGGCGGTGGCGGCGACCCGGCGCGACAGACCGAGCTCACCATCCACGCCGACTACTATGCCAGGCAGAGGTCACACATCGGCGAGGACATGGCGGCGCTGGTGAACGGGATCGACGCGCTGCAGGACGTGCTGGAGGGCCAGGACCAGAAGCCGTACTTCGGCCTGGAGGGAATCCGGGCCTTCTCCTGGCGCTGGGACCGGGTCGTGTTCGAGTACGCTGGCGTGCAGTACATGGGTGCGCGGTTCATTCTTACGGTGAGGGTGTTCTGATGCCGATCTATCGAACGTTGAAGCCGATGAGCAAAGGGTTCCACAAGATCATCCCGACGGGGAGCGTCCTCAACATAAACTGGCTGAACGACGAGCAGCTCGCCAAGCTGGAACAGGTGGGGGCCATCGCGAGGCTGCAAGCGCCGCCGCTGCACAAGCTGCCCGGCTGGAACCTGCGCAGCAAGAAGCTGCGGGCCGCCGGGTACATGAACGCTGAGAGCTTTTTGGAGGCTGACAATGTAGAACTTGCGGAACGGTTGGAGATTCAGGAGCGGACGGCGCAACGCTGGAAAGAGGAACTGGTGGACCGCTGGTTGGTGGTGCCGCAGGGGAGCCAGCGGTGATGTGGCAGGCGGCGGACTCGCCCGGTACGGGCGACAACGGAATAACGGGTAGTTCAATCTTTAGCACGGTGTAGGAGGTACACAAAATGGCACAGACGACGACACACGTGAACGCCTGCGATGCCAGTATCTGGCTGGACAACGCAAGCGGGACACCGACGGACATCAGCGGGAGCAGCAACAGCATCACCATGAACTTCTCCCGCGAGCTCGGCGAGCTGGTGACGTTCCAGCAGAAATGGCCGGTGCGCCTGGGTTGCCGCAAGGACGCGGAGTTCGCCCTGCGCGTGGTCTACAGCACGGCGACGGACGAGGGCATGGACATCCTCAAGAACTGGTTCTTCGCCTCGGACCCCGGCAGCCGCTCGCTGCACGTCTACATCCCGGACAAGAACGTCGGCTCCGACCACTACTACGGCGAGGTCACCATCGGATCGTTCAACTTCAACGCCGACCCGACAGAGCCGGGGCCGATCCCGGTCGAGGCCAACCTGATGCCCGACGGCGAGTTCGCGCTGACCACGGCGTCAACGTAACAGGCGGACATCTAACCCTGAAGGAGTGGAGAAAATGAAGATCGAGATCAAGGAGGTCGTGAAGCCGATCCACCTGCGGGACTACGCGGAGGTATATGGCGATGAAACGATCTGGGTGTGGGTGAACCTTCCGCGCGCGCTCCGGCTCGGCCACGCGGAAATCGTGGCCGAGTTCGACGGCGTGGTCAACGAGCGGAAGGACGCGCTGGAGGCACTGAAGGCACTGGTGGAGTCGGGCGAGGCCCCGTCGGACGAGGATCTCTCGCTGGACGAGCAGCTCGTCGCCGAGCACGCGGAAAAGCTGGAGGAGCTGGGGCGGCGGCTGTATGGATGGTACGCGACCGTCTGGTCGAAGCATGACGAGTCAACGAGCTGGACCGCGGACGAGGTGGGCGACCTGGTGGTCGCCTGCCTCGACGCGGACCCGCGCCTGTGGTCCTGGATTCAGGACGAGCACTGGCGGCTGATAAACGAGCACCGGGACGGCGTCAAAAAAAAATGACCGACGCCGGGATGAGGCTGTGGGCGCACAAGAAGACGGACAACCCTACGCTCGCGGCGATCCTCCTGGCGCGGAAGATCAACAACCTGTGCGGCGGGACGGTCGTCACGCCCTGGGACGTTTACGAGCTCCCGGAGGAGTGGCTTCAGGCGTTCGAGGGGATGGAGCGGTGGCTGGAGTGAGCTATGGCTAGCAAGTACCTGATCGACATAGTTTTGTCAATTGCCAAGAAGGGCACGGGCGGTAAGGACCTGGCGACCGAGCTGAAGGGCGCGGACACGGCGACCCAGAAGCTCCAGGCTGGCTGGAAGAGCTTCGCCGCCGCTGGCGCGGCCGTGGCGGGCGCGGCGTACACGCTCAAGAAAGCCTTCGACTTCGGCAAGGAGGGAGCGGAGATCAGCCAGACCCGCTCCAGCTTCGAGGGCCTGATAAACACGCTGGGCGCGGCCCCCGACACGCTGGACCGGCTGCGTGCCGCTGCCAGGGGCACCGTGGATGATATGACGCTGATGTCGTCTACCTCCACGCTGCTGGCAGGCACGCAGGGCGACTTGGCCCAGCAGCTCGCGGGCTCGACGCCCCGGCTCCTGGAGATCGCCAAGGCCGCGAACAAGCTCAACCCCACCTTGGGCGACACGACGTTCCTGTACCAGTCCCTCGCGCTGGGCATCAAGCGCGCCAGCCCGATGATCCTGGACAACCTGGGCCTGACCATCAAAATCGGGGAGGCGAACGAGGCGTTCGCCAAGAAGCTCGGCAAGACTGCGGACGCGCTGACCGCCGAGGAGCAGAAGATGGCGCTCCTGGAGGAGACGCTTCGCGCGGGAAGCGTCCTGATGGAGCAGGCGGGCGGTTCGGCGGAGTCGATGGGCGACTCGTTCGCCCAGGCGGAGGCGCAGCTCAAGAACACCGCGGACCAGCTCAAGGTGGCGCTGGCCCCGGCAATAAGCTCGACTGTCGGCGTGTTGAATACCCTGATTAGTGCGATGGATCCGTCCGATGTGATACGATTCGCCGAGCAGGTGGCCCAAACTGCTGACAGCTACGAGGAATACGCAATCGCGGTGATCGACGCGGCGGTGGCGGACCACCAGATGAGCAAGCAGGAAGGGGAGATCATGAAGGCGCACTACGCCCACGGTGCGTCTTTGGAGGAGCTCCAGGCGACCTACGGTCGCGGCGTGCGCCTCTCCGACGAGTTCGCCAACAGCATCGGCCTGCTGACCGAGCAGCAAATGTACGCCCAGCGCGTCACGGGCGGGGTGCAGGACGCGACCGAGGAATGGGTGGAGCGCCAGCAGGAGGCCGACGCATGGGCCGGGCGTCTGTCCGCCTCCACGCTGGGGCTGGCCCTCGTGATGTCAAAGGGGACGTTCGCCGTCAACGAGAGCGGCGAGGCCCTGGACCTGGCCGCGGAAAGAGCCAAGGAAGCCGAGGCCGCGAACGAGGCGCTGGCCGCGTCGGTCGAGAACGTGCGCGACGCCTACGAGGGGTTCTACGGCACCCTGGCCAGCGGCCTGGTCAGCATGCGCGAGCTGGGCGAAGAGCAGGGGAAGTCGGCGGCGGACTACGAGTCGGCGCTCGCGGAGCTGGAGGCCAAGCAGCGAGGCATCACCCAGCAGGTCAAGGCGAACTGGGAGGCCAGCCTGCCCGACACGACCACGGCGAAGGACCGGTTGAACATGACCGCCGACGCCTGGGACGAATGGGGGCTGCGCCTGAGTGACATTATGGAGAACGGCGTCGCCTCGCCCTGGTTCGAGACCCTGCAAAGCATGGGCATGCAGAAGCCGCCAGACACGGGCGTTCGGGAGTGGGCGGAGGAGCTGAAGGCCCAGTTCTACGAGGGGGAGCTCCCCGAGCTCATCAACACCCAGTCCCAGGCGTGGGTGGAGAACACCGCCACGATGAAGGCAGCGCAGGCCGAGGCCACCGCGTCGTACCAGCAGGAGGTCGGCGTGAGGAAGGCGGCGCTCCAGGAGGAGATCGACGCGCTCAAGTCGGCGCGCGAGGAGCAGCTCGCGGCCGAGCAAGAGGCGCGCAACCGGGCGACCACCGAGCTGGCCCTTTCGCTGGCCGAGCAGTCGGGCATGCTCGAACAGTGGAGCCAGCAGCGGTTCGGCCCCGACTTCGCGCAGATAGCAGACAGCGCGAGCGAGGTCCTGGCCCTGCTCGACTCCGGGATGCTGAATATCGACAGCACCTTGCAGGGCATCGTCAGCAACATGACGGCGGGGATTCAATCGGCGCTGGACACCACCGGGACGCAGGCGGAGGAGACCAAGACCATCCTGGATGGGATCGCCTCGACCGACTGGGCGGCGGAGAAGCAGGCCCAGCTCAGCCAGGCACTTGACATACAGAACCTGATCGACCCGGAGGGCGCGGTGATGGCGATGGAGCAGATTGGGGCGGCCATCACCACCGCGCTGCCCGAGGACCCGTTCGCCGGGCTGATGGAGTCCTTCACCGGGACGACTGATGCAATCGTCATGGGCGCGGGCGAGATGGACAGCTCCCTGTCCCTGGCCTTCAGCGGAATCGGGGAGGAGTCCAGCGGCGTGGCGGCGGCCATCCTGAACGAGTGGACGGGCAACAGCGTGTTCCCCGACCTGATCGCGGGCGGCGAGGACGCGCAGGCCGGAATCACCAAGAACTTCGACGGCATCGGCAGTACGTCGCAGCAGATGGCCGCGATAGCGATAGCGGCGTTCAACAGCATGGGTGCGGAGGCGCAGGGACTGTCGGGCGACCTGGGCAAAGTGAAGTCGGGCATGCAGCAGTCGGCGCAGGCGACCGAGAGGTTCACCAGCCGGGTGGAGGATCTGATCGCCAAGCTGAAGGTCTTGAAGACCCTGATGGAGAACATGCCGACCACTCCTGGCTCCCCTCCCCCGGCGGCCACGGGCCTGGACCTGACCAGCGCGGCGGCGCGTGACCTGGCGGCGACGGTGAGCAACAACCTGGGATCCGCGCTGAGGGACGCGAGCATGGACGCCAACGAGTTCGTGGGCGCTGCGAGCAGGCTGTCGGCTGTCGGCGGCGGGGCGACAGTGCCGCCGGTCAGGGTGGGGGGATGGTCGTCGGTCGTCCGGCAGCAGGCGGCTGCGCCCACGTCCTCGCAGACAGTCAGCGTGGGGGGCGACACGCACAACTGGTACATCCAGGACCAGGGGTCGATGGCCCTGGCGATGCGGCTGGTGGAGACGAAGCGGCGCGAGCGGCTGAATGAGTTTATGGGGGGATAGGGAAACATGGCAAACGTGTTGAGGCTGGCGAATAACGATCAATCGACGACGGTTGATTTTCTGAGTGGCACACTCAAGTACCAGACGTCATCCTGGATAGAAACCACCGCCATGATGGCGGGTGAATACGATTTCTCTCCCTATGGCCCGCAGTCCAGGTTCAGTTACTTTGAACCGGTGTCAGAGATCATTGAGCTATTCGGAAGGGACACGGCGACGAACCTGCGGGCGGCGGTGAAGTCAATCACGACCATCCTGGAGAAATCGCGGCGGTACCATGACGACCCCTGGCATAACACGACGTCCGGGGCAGCCGGGCCGGAAAGTTGGTGGCTGGAGTGGTCCATAGACGGGGAGAGCACCAGAAGGGCGCTCCTGTACACGGGAAGCGTCAGTATTCTACATGGAGGCATCGGGCTGACCCCGATGCTTGAATGTGGTCAAGTTCTGACCATGCTCCAGTTCACGCGCCATCCTCTTTTCGAGTCGGTTTCTATCAACCAGGAGAGCCATGCATGGACGACCCGGCTCGTTACGGCGACCGACACGTTCACGAGTATTCCAGGGGAAGTGCCCGGAAGGATTTCGCAAATGTCCCTGACGTGCGATGCCACCGAGGAGCTGTATCAAGCCTGGGTTGGAATCCGGCCCAAGGGCATTGGGAGCACCAATTTCCACTCTCTATGGGAATGCGAGGACGGCTCGGCTTACAATGGGGCAACCCTGAGCGTCGCCGATGGGAATGCCAGCCCCCCCGGTTCTGGAAAAAGCACGCAGAAAAGCTCACCGGCCGCGTCCTTGACCAAGTACTGGGACATGAGCGTCTTCGATGTTCACAGCGCCAACGGGAACATCAATTTCGTGCACAACATGGGTACCTACCTGGTCCTTCTGCGGTGCAAGGTGGACTCGGGAACGGTGGGGTTGCAGATGCGGCAGGGCTACATCGGCGGGGACACCGTTCCGAGCGAGGAGGTGTTCATCGACCACACTTCCTACAAACTGATAGAGCTCGGGGAGTTTCGCGTTCCGCCTGCCCCGGTTGACGAGCAGCAAGACCTGACCGCCGAGTTCGTGAGCCTTTGCGGAATTGAGATATATGCGGAACAGGTGTCTGGCACCAGCACGCTCTACCTCGATTGCGTGGCGATGATCCCGACGGCGCACTTCTTCTCCGTCAACCGGGCACCTGGCACCGGGCCGTGCGGCACCGACTGTTTCACCAGGCCGAACGACGAGCACATCGCCATCGGCCGGGCCGGATCGTCTTATGGATTGGGAATCGAGTCGATGTTTCAGAACTGGGCCATCCCGCCGGGGGATTCCACGCTCGTGGCGGCAGCGCAAGGGGAGTCGTCGCACAACATGTCTGACAGCCTGATTATGGTCCTGGATTACTATCCCCGCTACCTCATGTATAGGTGAGATAATGGCATCAACATACAGCTTGCAGCTAAAAATACCAGTCTTGGTCGGTGATGGATTCGTCTACAATTTGACGGCGCGCGGCAAGGACTGGACGCGCTCCATCCGCAGCCAAGGCGGATATTGGCTGGGGTCCTGCACGGTATCGGGAAGCATCGGCGAATTGTCCACGTTCTTTTCCGAGTGGCTTGGCTCCCACGTGGAGGAAAGGAGCGGCGGCGTCACCACATGGGAAGGATTGATCTATGAGCTGGAGCTGTCCCACGCGGGAGTCAAACGGCGGCGCAGCCTGGATCCGATGTCGAATTACGTCAGCATGTATTATGTAGACCCTGCGCGCGTGGAATACCAGACCCCGTGGAGTAGCGCTCCAAAATGCATCGCCCGCTACGGACGCAAGGAGATGATCGACTGGCTGGACGACATGACCCAACCGGCTGCGATAGCGCAGAGGAACCGGGTGTTGGCTGAAAACGCATGGCCCTCGGCGAGGCCCCTGAGCATATCGAAACCGGGCGCAACGGAGTTGAGCATCGTGGCCTGCGGCTATGCGTTCACGTCCAACTGGAGGTACACCACGCAGAACACCGAGTTCGATACGGAGCAGGGGGCGTTGACCTATGCTGCAACGACGTTCACCGACGCGGGGCAGAACTTCAGCGACTGGGACACCGCCGCGCCGGGGACGGCACAACACTCGATCTGGGTGACGAACGACGACCGGACGATGAGCTGGGCGTACATCGGGGACCTGAACGGTGGGAACACGCGGGTGGACATCTACACCGACCAGGGCCTCACGGCGGCGGGCTGGAACGGTACGGACCCCATCGCCGGGGGACAGACGCCGGTGAGCTACTACGTGCGCGGCGGGGCGAGCGCGCTCATCGGCGACATCGTGACGAACGACTGCGAATACCTATCGACGGGAAGCATCGACGACAACTACGTCCAGGTCAACCGCATATTACAGCGGGACCAGAGGGCGTGGGACGTCATGATGGACGTGGTTGACCTGGGGGACACGAGCGGCAACCCCTATCGCCTGTACGTGCAGAATGGGCGAAGGGTGATGTACGAAGCGATTGACACGGAACCGCGCTATTATCTCCGGGCAGGTTCGCTCTACGATAGCATAGGCTCTCGCATGGCAGCGAATCCGAGGATGATGCAGCCAGCCGTGATCAGGGATTTTTCCTATAAGGCCGGGTTGGAGTACGGCTCCTGGTTGGCAGACAGGCGCGACATCTACGTGGACGAGGTGGAAGTGGACCAGGATGACAACCTCACGCTGAAGACGGATCTGTACAGCGAGGGCGACCTGCTGGCGGAGCTCGCCAAGCAGCAGTCAAAATACCCAAGCCGCCCGATACCGGAGAAGGGGAGATAATGCCCAGACGAACAGGAGTCGGACGCAGGACGATTGAGAAGGAGGCCCGCCATATCAGGCTGCTCATCGGCGGCAGCAACATCACCTCGGCGAGCCTAGCCAACGAGCCGTTCATCGTGGCGGCCCTGTCGGGCAACCTGAACGCCGAGCGGGTCCTGACCGCGGGGTATGGGGTCCTGCTCACCGACGGCGGCGCGAACAGCACCATGACCGTGACAGTGATTAATTTTTCGGACGGCGAGCCCGCAAGCACCTACGCGGGCATGATGTGGATCGACTCGGCGCTCGGCTTCAGCGCCAGCCCTTCGGCAAGTCCTAGCCCGTCAGCTTCCCTGTCCCCGTCAGCCTCGGCATCGGCCAGTCCTTCAGCCAGCCTCAGCCCGTCGGCGTCCGCGTCTCCTAGCCCGTCTGCGTCCCTGTCCCCGTCGGCTTCAGCATCGGCCAGCCCTTCGGCCAGCCCCAGCCCGTCGGCGTCCCTTTCGCCCAGCTCCAGCCCCTCATCGTCAGAGTCGCCGTCCCTCAGCCCGTCCCTCAGCCCGTCGGCGTCCGTGTCCCCGTCCGCGTCTCTTTCGCCCAGCGCATCGGCGTCCGCGAGCCCCAGCCCATCGGAAGGAGCGTGATAGTGTATGGCGAATAATCCTACCAATCTTTACATAAGGAAAGAGGACGACAGCGGCTGGTGGATCATCGGCGGCGAGCTTGTTCGCCAGAACGCCTCTTTCGTGACGGTGAACGCGGAAGGCGACCTCGGCTCCGAGCGGGTGTTGACTGGCGGCAACAGCATCACCGTCACGGATGGCGGGGCCAACACGACCGTCACCGTGGCGCTGGACACGCCGGGCACGCTCACGGTGGCCACGGCGAACGCGGCGGCGGCCCCGCACACGCACGCCGTCACCAGCAGTTCCAACCCCGGAGCGGCTGCCTCGATACTGGCGAGCAGCGCCGCGGGCGAACTCACACTCGTTGGATTAACGTTATCGGGGCTGACCGCCTCAACGGTCATCTATTCGGATGCCAGCAAGAAGATCA